AGGACATTATCCAAGAGATCGAACAGGCTTCCGACGAAGTCATTCACCTGTTTGGTGGCAACGGAGTGTCGGTTAAGATCGACGTTTAAGGTTTTAGTAACTCTCGGGTCCGAGGATCAGGGAGCAGACGTGGATCCACTTGAGTTTGTTGGATCGTAGGTTGGAAGTTGTTCAGTTGAATGTTGCTTTTTTGTTGTGGCGCACTCATGAATGGATTAGTCGTTGGAGCCTTTGGTGCGTTCATAAACGGGTTACTGGCAGGACGACGTTCCGCAGGTGTGGCGTCATCAGGGATTAAAGATACGCCAGACATTTCCCGCTGTATTCTTTGTATCTCTTCTTGTGGATATTGATCAAAGATACCCGCCGTACGCATGTCCCGAATGTTTTTTCTAGTAACCTTAAACGGCACAAACTTACCATCGATTACTTCTTTGTAACCACTGACCCCTTCTCTCTTTAGTATACCAAATATCTTACGTTCACTGATGCCCATGGATTTTAAATCTTCGAACAACTGATAGAACCTACGGTCTACATTTAACTTCGCGTTGTTTGCTTTTTGGAATGCGTTGGCAAGGCTACGAGAAGATGCGTTACCGTCGTCAACTACTTGGTTAAACATCCTCTTAGAGTCCGTTCGTCCTTCACTTAGACCAAAGGCGGCATACTCCAAACCTTTTTCTGGATTAAATTCTTGCAAAGCTAAACCACTAAAAGCACGAATGACTTCTGTAGCAAAATCCCGTTCTCGCAACTGATTGTCTTTTGGGCTAACTAATCCAGGTGCAATATTGCCTACGGTTCCGCGAATAAAACGCCCTGGTTCTCCGTCTAAATCTACGGGAGAGACATTTGGAACCATAGTGTTTAAAACATGAGTAATCATTTTATACCCTTTGGTGGGCCATGGATCCTCTGGATTATATACTGAAGCTCCCGTATTTGTTTTGCCACCTCTTGCTATCACGTCAACAACAGCTTCTGTCAGCATTGCTTCGGAAAGAAATGGTTCAAAAATCTCCTGTACCGCGCCCCCAACAGACTTGCCGAAAGTGGTATCAGGTCCTTCACCTTTTCGCATTGCATCGTCGAACTCATTTACGGCACGGTTGGCAAAACGATATAGCTGATCATAAGGGTTTGAGGTACTAAAGTTCATGTACTGAATCTTGCCGTCTTCGTCTTTACCTAGAGGTATTAAAACAGAACCCTTTTCCCATGGTGCAGCAAACGATCTCTTGTACGCGTCCATTTCCTCTGGCGTTACTCCAGAGATAGCATAGCCAAACTCAAGGGCAGCAACAGGCGCAACCATGGTAGTTCCCATGAAGCCTACCAACCTATTTCTCCCACGACTTTGGACAGCGGGGATATCAGATGCCATGTCATCAAGACTTTGTTTTACAATGCCAAACCCTGTTCGGTATATTTCCGCAGGGAAAGTTATAAAATTGCCTAGAGGTAGTTTTCTACCGAACTTAACAAGGTCCGTTGCACCTTTGTTGTAGTTAGGAACGGTGTCTCTTACAATTTGTGCGGCACGATTTTTAATTAATTCGTTCATATCCACATCACCTCGAGTCAGCATTTGCTGTATCTCGGGAGTTAGATCCTCACCATTCTTTGTAAGATAGTTTACCTTCTGTCTAAGTGATGCTCCTTCTAATGCCTTGCGAAGGTGGGCTTGCTCGGCCTGATAGTTAAAGAGTTTCCAAAAGTCATCAGACGCCTGATACACATCCTCTAGCGGTTTCATATAACCCGATGCTGCCTTGGCTACCTTTTCCCCAACCAACGCTTCAGCCGCAGTCTTAGGCTCTCGAGCGGTCATGCCTACGCCCTTGCGTAAAGAATCTTGAATCTCTCGCAACTCTGCGTTTGTCCCAATCATGCCCCTACGTTGAGCATCCATAAGCTCGGCTGTGAACGCGTCATCACCTTTATTAAACAGGTTACTTAAAACAATTTGAGCAGAGTCGGATAAGCTCCCTCCTCTACCAACCACAGGAATATTCCCGTTGGCTAACGCAAAAGCAGATGCGGTAGTGAAATTTCGGATCTGCGTAATTGGAGACAAAATAGTTTTACTATATTGAGAAACACCTTTTGCTCGAAGCAACCATTCCCAAGTCGAACGCAACGCTTGATATCCAGCGTCTTCTTCTCCAACAATGTAATTGGTTAAATTGTTGTAAAGTGGGCGGGGGACATAGTGATCGTTAAGGCTACCCCACCCTGAAGTTCCCGCAAGAATCTCATCTTTATCTGCGGCTCTTCCTTTAACTGTCGGGGTACTCATTGCACCTATGCCCGTGGAGCTATCTCCACCCAACTGAACGTATCCACGTTCGACCAACTCTTTACGTTGGTCAGGAGACAATCCTTCCCCTTTTAAAATCATGTTTTTTAACAGGCCGTCTTGCCTGTTTGATAGTTGCGAAAGACTAGAAAAGAAATCATCGACAGCAGAAAACTGAGATATATCTGCCGCAGTCGAAAGGTACGCTTCTCTCGGGTCATTATAAATCTTGTAACCCTTGTCTGATTTTTTAACCGTAGTTCCCACTTCACCCATTAAGGCTCGAAGCGTACGAGGTATGTTTTCGCGAGAGACTAGCATGCCTGTATCTAATTGTTCTCTAGCTATACGACCACCTTCAAAAGGCTGTCTTGCTTTAATCGAATGCCGTTTAAGGAAAGCCTCTCGTGCTTTCTTTGCTGCTGCATCGGTAACCTTTGATCCAAGTTTTACTTCCAAATTAGTTCGATCTGGACCCGTGGTTCTGAGGCCATTGGCCTTCATGAACTCTTCGCTTAACTCCATTTGATTTACATCACGTCTAGCTAAACGTGTTAATTCTTTTTCTGTTGCCCGTCGGTTTGCTCGGAAGTAATCGTCCGCCGCAGCAATGCTTTCTTCTGTAGGTGTGTACTTAGCATCTTCATGAATTTTGTACCGACGACGTAAATAACTGTTGATGTTTTGATCGATCACATCCTTTATCGTACGACCATCTTTAGTGGTAAAGTTATTGTTTCTGAGAAACTCACTGCCAACCATGCGGTTACTTAACTCGTCGATATGCGAACGCATCTTTACCGCGCTGGGTCTAATTCCTTCTGGCAACTCTTGAAGTATTTGGGTTTTTACTTTGGGGTCTGATTGAGTGAGAAACTCTTCTACTTTAGATAGGGTCCCTGCTCGTGCTAAGTTGCCCGCTTCTTCTCCATCAGGAAGATTGGGAAGTGCCTTGTCTATTTCTTGTTCAAACTCTTTTAGTATTCTCTCCGCTCTGCCGACTTCTTTGCCTACCTTTGCATCTACAGCTAACCGCTCCTCCGCAGCCATTCTTGGCAAATACCCACCTGGTTTTCCGTACGCTATTACGTTCGCAATCCCTCGTTTAAGGCTGCTCAATTCATCGGGGGCTGTCATACGTTGGTACAAAAGCTGATCGATAGCCGCACCTGTGTCATCTAACTTTTGCTTCACTGCTTTTGCAGAGGTTTGTACCGTTGGAGTTTTTACGGCGGCTCCGATAGTTTTACCACCCGCCATCAACGCACCTTGGGCAACGCCACCTAGCAAAGTAGACTCCACACCAAGACGGAGTTTATTTCGAAAACGTGCCAGCGCCTTTTCCCGACCACTCAAACCAATCAAGTCTTCTGTTTGTGTGTATCCTGTTTCTGCCCAGTCTCCTATCGTGGACATACCGTCTGTGGATACCGCAGCATCAACGGCCCCAGCCGCAGCAAGTTCCTTTGCAGCTAGACCAAACTTCTGCCCTCTGGTTAGTGGTACATTAGCCAAACCCTTTTTTGCACGGGCCGCTTTAGCCGCCATGCTTACACCCTTTGCAGCTAGACCACCTGGTACTACAAATTGTGTAACAATCTCCGCACCCTTACCCAAAAATCCCTCTGGGGTAAAGTCCAAGGCTTCTTTTAGATTTTCTGCCCCACGCGTAATTTTGTCTCCGTACTCTGTTCCCAAGGCAATATCAGGAACCAAAGCTAAAGTTGTACCGACACCCTCGGCTGCGCCTACCACACCTGCCCCAATGCCCTCTGCTACATTCCCAACGGCTGAACCTAGTCTTTCACCCGTAGTGTCCACACCATCATCAAAACCGATAATGTTATCTGCTACGGCGTAGCCTACTTGACCCAGTTTTTCTGTGACATAATCAACAGGAGCAATACCCGTGTCTCCAATCAAGGTTCTGCCCCTGTCAGAAGCAGAGGTTCCTGGTGCCATCGGTGCATTTAGAAAAGGATTATCAATCGGGGTTGTTTGTTCTGATTCTTCCGTTTCTTGCGGGGCCATTGGTGCCGCCATAAAAGGATTTTCAGCCATTAGCCAATAGCTCCTGCGGGTATTCCTCTATCAATCAGCATCTGTCGTACCGCAGCAGGATCCCTACCATTGGCAATAGCCTCTTGAGCTTGGCTTACCATTGCTTGCTGGTCTGGTGTTAACGACGGGCCAGTAGGTGCCGCAGTAGGTCCTCCCGCTCCACCCGCGTACAAAGGACCAATAATTTGTTTGGCTTGTTCCATTGCCTTAACAGGATCAGTACCTGGATTAGACTTCATGATTTCTTCTGCAAACATAGACACTCGATCTATGTATGGTTCTACAGGGGAAACACCTGACTTACCGCTTCCGCTGCCTTTTGCCGCCGCGAGAGCCAAAGCATTTTGTGTGTTAATGCGCCCTTGTTCAGTCTGTTTCATTGCTTTGAGACCAACTAACATACCGTTGGCAATGTTCTTTGAGGCTCGTGGACTTGTACCTGCTGCAATAGCAAAGCCTGTGATAGCGTCGTTCATAGCATCGATCTTAGCTTCGCTGTTTAGCTTCTTACCAAAAACTTGTTCCGATGTTTGTGCTAAAGCCTTCTTAACGCTTTTTGCTTCTGCGTCTCCACCTAATGCAGACAACAGATTACGCGCACGATCTTCATCACTTAAACTTTGATCTTGCATAGCCGCTGCAAGCTGTTCCGCTTGATTGTTCAATAAGTTTGCATTCTCATCGCTACCTGCGGTTTCAGCCGTAAACGGACGCAGGTTTACAGGAAACTTCCCACTCTGTGCTGCGCTAGTCAATTCGATAGCACGTTCAGGTGTGATGGCATCCATGTCTACTTCAGGCTGTTGTACAACAGATCCTGCCTGACGGCGTATATCAACCGACGGCATCGGCCCTGTTGCTGCCCCCAAGTAGTTTGCCAACTCCTGTCTGCGATCCATCGGGCGACCACCGATGTTCAAACCCATAGGCTTTTGCATCGGGTTCATACCCTGTGGAGGCGCGGGTTGCGCTGGTGCTTGTGGCGGAGGTGCGGGTTGCGGCGACATTTGAGGCTGCATTTGAGGCATCTGCGGGGCAACCTGTGGCATCGGAGCGGAGGGCATTGGACCCATCCGTTTCTGTGCTTGCATGATCCCTTGTATGTCGATCTGTGGTGTAGGCGCACTCTGTACCGCTTTCATCGCCTCTTGAAGCAACGGCTCCGAGGATGCCATGATCCCACCCATCGAACGCAGCTTGTCCCGAGCAGCGGTTTTGTTCGCTGCATCGGACTTACGCTTGAAGAGTTTGCGGTTGAATACGTTTTGTTCCATCGACTACACCCTTATCCGAATATCCCACCGCCACCAGCGTTTTGATAACCCTGAAGACCCTGCGCCATACCTATAATATTGGACACGGGGCTTGGTGTTGGCACACTTTGTACGGTTAGTGAACTTTGAGTAGAAGGTACACCTCGGAAAATGTCGGACATGTAGTTGAACCGTTGATATGGCTCGTATGCTTCTTCGATATCTGCCTGACGCTGTACGTCGTACTCTGATTGCATCTGACCCTGTTCCAAGGCTCCGATGTTGAATAGTGAATTGACATCGCTCTGGTTGGCTTGCTGTGCAGCTTCGCCCAACGCAGCCTGACGTACGCCGATGTCTGTTTGCTGACCCGCCAGTGAGCCAAGGCCCTGACCAAGCTGACCAAATATCTGTGAAGCGTTCTGACCACGGCGCATCTGATCCTCGAACGCAGACTGACCAAGGTTCTGCGACATCTCGAAGCCTGTGCCCCGTAGACCCGCTAGACCCATGGATAGATCCGCTTGTGCTCCTGCACCTTGCATTTGCATTCCTGCGGCTGCTTGCTCCGCACTGATACCCAACTGTGCCGCAGCTTCTTCCGCTGATATACCCATCTGCCCTGCTTGTTGCAGGATACTCGCTAGATTGGTTTGACCTGACAACCCAAGCTGACCACCCTGCAAAGATCCTGTCTGTGCAAGCTGCTCTGCGGATAGCCCCAGTCTACCTGCGGCCTCTGCTGCATTTAATGCCGTACCTGCACCCGCCTGACCAAGCTGACCACGAAGCTGCGCGGCTGTTTGACCACGGCCCTGTTGTGCTTCGAAGGCTGATTGTGCACGTTGCGCGGCACTCTCAAACCCTGCCTGACGCATTCCTGCTGCGGTGCGACCCTGCTGCTCTAGAATATTCCGTCCGAGTTCCTGCTGCGCTACCGCCTCGCGAGATCCACCAAAGGCTCCCGCGCCTACGGCCTGTGCACCAAGCTCGTTTCTTTGCATCTGCCCTGCTCGAGCGATGTCTTGGATGGCCTGTTGTACGGCTGCATCCTCATACTGGTTCATAAACGCGCCAATACCCTGTGGATCAAACGCCCCAGTGGTGTCGTCTAGACGGCTAATGCCTTCTGCGGCGGCTCCCAAACCAAAGGCTCCTGCACCCGACAGATCACGCTGCGCTTGCGCCGACGCTTGACGGGCACGTTGTGCCGCTACGTCTACACCAGTCTGTGCCGCTCCGACCTGACCCGCGATACCCGCACCTGCGTCACGCATACCTTGCTGCGCTGTACCAGCCTGTCCAAGAATGTCCGCACCTGCGGCGGCACTGCGTATACCAGCGGCCCCACCTGTTGCGGCACTGCCTATAGAGGTACTTGCTGTACCAACATCTGTCGCGGTGTCCCCGATTACATCTTCTTTGAAGTCCGAGAATATTGGATCCGTTGCCGCTCGACGTGTGGCTGTATCATACAGGCCCGTGGTTCCGCGTAACTCTGTAACGCCCTCACCTACGGCACCCACACCCTCACCAACCTGACCAATGGCTCCCGAGCGGATTGGGTTGCCTTCTGCGTCTGTTTTTACTGAACCGTCATCGTTAAACTCAAAACCACCAAACGCTGCTTGCGCCTGATCAAACATGGGACTAAAGGCTCCCACGCCCTCTTCCGCCAGACGTATGGCTTCTAGCTGGTTCGGGGTCATTGGTGCTACGTCAGGACGACGAACACCCCCTTCGACCATAGGAATTGGTTGACCACGGAAGTCTAGTAGCTGCTCCCCTGTGGTCGGGTCTGTTTCGAACATCTGGTTGCCATCGGCATCCAGTACAGGTGTACCATACAACGGAGAATCAGCGGCAATACCCGTAACAATCGGTTGCCCACTTTCATCGAGGAGCGGGTTACCTTGGTCATCAAGCTCAACATTGTAGACGTTGGCTAGTAAGTCTTTTAGAAATCGTTCTTGGTATTCGGGAATAAAGTTCGCACTGCGGCCCATACCTGTGTCATCAGTGTCGCTCATGCCATACCTCCTTGGTCAAATTGGCGTTGCATGGCGTATAACCGCGCTGCTCCAACACCAGGATCTCCGCCGCCTATAGCGTTGACATCTCTTTCTCGCAATACAAACTCACCGTCAGAAAGCGCCGCTTCCTGTACTGGCATACCGTTTTGATAAATCTGTGCAGGAATCGAGTCACTCGTGCCCGTACCTGGCCCTTCTACATAACCGCCCATAGCAAAGTTACGACGGCGAACGTCGTTAGCCTGTGTGCCACGGTAACTTGGTAGTCTTTCCCCCGTAGCTAACTGCCGATCTTGTAGTGGCGTGGTCATCTTAACTTCTTTTGGCTCTAAAGCCTGTAGTGCAATCGCTTGGATCATCGGGTTGGACAAGATCGAACCGCCCTGTGGACCAAGATTAAACAGGTTGGTTAGACCACCGCCACCCGCGCCACCCATTGCGCTACCCGCACGAGCCATGTTGCTCATTTGGTTCATTGCTGCGCCACCTGCGGCTGCATTGCCACCAGTCATAGCCGAACCAATTCGTGCCAGTGGATTCATTGTTGTTGCTGCTTGGCCTCCAAGACCCATTGAAGTAAGCAACGAGCCAATACCTTGACCACCTGCGGCCCCCATACCAGCCATAGCTCCGCCACCAACAAAGCCTAACATGCCTGATTTCAGGGCGTCACCTATATCACCGCCAGATGCAAGAGACCCAATGCCAGAACCAAGCGCGGCCCCCGCAGGGCCACCCATCGCAAATCCAACTAATCCACCTAGTGCACCTAATAATGACATTATGCTTCACCTCGAATAGCTTCTGGCGCAGTTACTGTAATCGTTGTACTGCGTTTTTCTGCGCCTGTCCAAGACTGTCCGCAATCTGGACAGTTCCCATCGGGGTAGCTTGCGACTTCTTCTGGCGTGTCAACTGCGTTATCACAGTTTACACAATGCACTGTATCAGAAGATGACGAAGGTTTCCAGCGCGACCCGTCGGGCATTGTTATAATTGTATCGGTCATGGCGTACTCACTGTTACTGTTCCAACTGTGCCCGTAGCTTGGGATCCACGAACATATGGAGAATGTTCTACTGGCACTCTAACATATCCATCGTGGTTAAAGATAGCCCCTGGCTCTAGGCCGCTGTCGTCGGTTTGAAGGTTGGTAAAAACGGAAAAAGTATTGCGACCCTCTCCTGGGTTTTGCATTTGCTCAAGATAGACCGCAAACGAGCGAACCACCTCTTCGAGGTATTGTTGATTATAGTCTTTCGGCGCAACAGGAAAGAATGGTAGGACAAGATTTCTGGACATTACCGCATCCCGTCAGGCTGCACTTCTACCCTTGGAGAACCAAGTCTCCACCCCACGCCTGTGTCTGTTGTTTCTATTTTAAACGCAAACGAACGACCACGCAGTCGGACATTTACTTCGTTGGTCCACTGTTCCACAGGCACTGATGCCGTTTTGGTTACAGTCTTGCTGTTTGTCTGGAGGTACGCGCCACCAGGATAATTACGCGTTTGAAGCGTCATTGTAGCCGACGGAGACACCGCCGTGCTATCTCGGAACGTCAGGTCAGGAATGAGCTTGCGTAGGAATACGAAGTTGTCTCCCTCACCCATCGACATTTGACTGCTCTCAATATACGCGGTGATTGCACTTGCAGGGGTTGTTGACCCATCATCAAACCCACGTTCGTGTAAGTACAACGCGTGGTCTGTGCTTGCTGCAATCGGAAAACTCTCGACGCCACGATCCAACCAGCATGTTCTATTCATAGATCCGTAGTACCAAATCTGCTGCTGGTAGTTATACACAACGTATTTATCGCACTCGGTGCTCGAAGCCGATGGATAGAACCACCATATCTCAGAAAATGCGGTGTTGGTGGACGCCGTTACTTTCTCTAGCTGATCGCTATTGATGTCACTAAACACATAGTCCCGAACAGAACATGGCAATCGTTGCACGTTACCTGAGTAAACATAAAACTCTTCCGCACCCATCCAGTACACCTGATCCTCAATGGCGATGGCAGACAGTGGACTAGCAATTGTAATGTTTTCCGACACAGTGTTGATACCAAAGGTAAACGGCGGTCCAAGGAACTGCATTGCGTGAAGCGATACATCAGTAAACACAAGCACCTGCTGCCGCGTTTCGACGGCGGTAATGATTTCGGACCCAGAACCGAGGCGCAAGTCCCCTGCTGTATTGGTTGCTGTAGCCGCCCAATCGGTAATGGACTCTTGGTCCGAGAACCGTATGAGCAACGGATCCTGCGTACCGATGTTGTCCTGTGGATCACAGCCAAAGGCTATGACGTGTCTGTCTCTGTCAGAAACAAGAACCTTTTTAGCAATAGTCGGAGCCGTGTTTGCCCCTACTAAATCGCTGATTGCCACGGCTCGATTTGTCATGCCGTTGGTTTTATCCCAGTAGTATATACCCGCATCCCGTACGTTGATCAAAAGATCCTCACCAAAGTTGTCATGCGACCAGATGCGAAGCGTTTGTCCTGATGCTGCCAAAGAAGCTGCGCTGCCCCAAGTTCCACGGCTCCACGTTCCTGCGCCCCAGCCTGTGCCTACGATAGTCGTGTCGAGACCCGTGTTAATCTGATATGCACCAACGACGCTTGAGCCGCCGTTTCCGCTGTCGCTTGTAGACGCAAAGACGTAAGTGGGAGTGTAACCTGTAGTGGTGGTAATACTGGGGAGAGAGGCTTCTTCTCTGGCCTCTATAAGATAGCTGTTGGCGTTGACCTTGCTAACAACCTGATATTCTTGATTTAGGATAGCCGCAGTGATGTTGCCCCCTAGAGTTGTCGCACCTGAATAAGTGACAAAGTCATTCTCTAAAGCACCGTGGTCGGCGTCAGTAACGATAAGCGTGGCACAAAGCACCGCGTCACCCGATGTGTGAGCCGCCTCAGTTGTACTCGATTGACCGCGCAAACAACCCTGCAATATATTGCCAGATACAGCGGCGTAGGTAATTATCTCGCTGTTTATTTTAATACGACCAGATTCAGGAAATCCCGACGAAGACGTGAGCGTAATATTTGTATCACCTATTGCGACGTTTGCACCAAGCGTGTTTGCTGAAGCAGAAAATGTTACATCCCCTGCGGATGTTGTGACACGAATAGGAGTGATGTCGTTATATCCGCCGCCCTCATTTATATAATACTTTAGGTGTGTACCCACGCCAAGATAGCGTTCGCCATTCAAGGCAACCCATGGGTGCAATGCACGACATGTACCTAAAAAGTAGGTGGAAGAAGACTTCTCCCACCCACCTATTTTTTCTGGGTAACCAAACCGAAATCTAACCTTGTCCATATCGAACCAACCGCCCTCGTTAGAATAGGACGTGGTTTCTCTATTTATTCCTGGTCGGAACTGGAGTTTGGTTAGTGGCATTCGTTACTCCCAGCATTTATTCGGCGGCAACTTCCTGTGCATTCTCAGGAGTACCTTCTAATGAAGACTTTAGCATGTCCACAAAGAATTTACGACCACCTTCTAGCTGGGTTGTGTTAAACCGTGCCGAGGATAGTTTGCGATCCAAGTCTGCAACGTGGTTTACCATTTCCTGCTGTTCAGGGGTCATGTCTTCAAAAGTGTATTCTTTGTCGTCGATGACGATAGGCGTTGTTTTTTTCTCAGCCATTTGTCAGTCTCCTAAATTAAGGGTTTGGGGTTGCCCAAGGGGCGGTTTCTACGGCGGTGGGTGGGTTGATTTGTTTCGCAATATTGCGATCATGCCCTGCTTCCCACTCGGCGCATGTCACACCTTCGCCTTCAGCGGCGTTAGCGTCAATGGTTGACTTAGCCCAGCCAACAACCTGATCTTCTGTCAGGTCAGCAAACGCAGTGAACGTCGCAGGGTCTAGGTTGTCAGTATTCAAACTGATTTGGTTTGCAGAGGAGATGCGGTAGATTACAGCATCATCGCCTGATCCTATAGTTTCTTCTGAGTTAAGCCGCCAGACAACAGAGAATACGACTTCGGAAAGTCCGTCCTGTGTTCTGGTTTGTAGTTGGTCACTTACTGACCATGTGTGTGTAACAGCCATTGTTTATTTCTCCTGTGCTGTTGAGGGTTAACGATAAAGAACTTCAAAAGACACCATGCAGTTACCCGTTCCACCTGTTCCTGCCCTTGTAGCAATTAAAGCAATTCCACTGATTGATAGCGTACAGTTTCCGTTATTGTTTCCATATGTAATTCCAGTGCCTATTTCTGTTATTTCAAAACCACCTGTTCTTTTCAAAACTATATATTGTCGTGCTGATGAGTTTGTTGCTGCATTTTCATTACCATGCATAAGAATCTTACACATCCCAAAACTACCTGTTATGATGCTACTCATGTTAGAAACTAGAGTTGCAGAGGCTGTACCACTCGACATGCTCACATAAGCATAATTTTGCGCTCTTACGATTCCTGCATATTGATAAATTTGTCCTGAATTACTAATCCGCATATGTTCAGTAAGAGTGTCTGTTCCGTCAAGAGCGGTACGGAAGGAAAGGCGTCCAGGCATATCACCACCACTAGGCGAACCATCAACGTATCCTTGAATTGCGGCACTTTGAACGATGCTATAACCGTCATCACCATTAAAGTGAATTGCACCTAGCTGCATATCACTAGACAAAACAGTGCGTGTGCTTTTTACACGACCAAGCGTTAAGTTGCCGCCATAACCACCAGCCGAATTGTGGTTGTTAATGAATGCCGCTGCGCTTTCTCCCGAACCCGAAGTTCCAACTTGCAACATGACAGGGGTATTTGAACCTTCTAAAAGACTTTGAATGTCATCGTATGCAGTTGTTGTGTTAACTAGAACGACTTGGTTTTCGTCTATCCGCATCGCTTCGGTTAGCGTTGTGTTTCCGCTTTTCTGTGTTAGGAATCTGAGGCGACCATCGTCTTTATTTGTGGTGTCTGCGCCTGTTAAACCCTCAACCCGTGCGACCTCATCACCATTCCAATAAAACCGTGTACGGCCTATCGTTTGATTTGAGCTGGGGCGGTTGCTGTCCATAATTAAATCGACAAGACTATCGCCTGATTGGTAAAGCAATAACTCGTCAGTTGTCATTTTTATAACGCCGTCACTTGAAATCCGCATACGCTCGGTAAGTGATGCTGAACCATCTGCGGTTGTAGAAAAAATAAGTCTTCCTGGCATGTCGTTAGAACCAGGAGTTCCGTCTACTTGTGCTGTCATCGCAGCCGCAACGGTGCCTAAATCTGTTCCATCAGCACCAACAAAATAAACTTGCCCCAAAGTGTCATCGTCTTGAACGATTGTAGTGGAACCCGCTGTTGTACCTCTACTCGAAGAAAACCCTAAGTATGCGCCATTAGAGTTATTTTGATTACCCTGAATGGTTATAGTAGCTTCATTGAAGCTATTAGAACCCACAACTTGCAACGCCGCTTGGTGCCCACCAACGGCACTATTTGATGTAGCCCCAATCAAAAGCCGCCGCGATGAGTCAATGCGCATGGCTTCGTAAGCATATGGTGACCCAGCGCCAAGACCGCCAGTCCAAAAAGTCAAAGCACCTTCACTGTTGGCAGTGGTTTGCACCATATATATGCCAGCAAACGAGTTGCTGGAAGACCCACCAAACAGGTTGATACCTGAATAGCTGAACTGCGTATTGCTTGCGTTCCGAATGTCTAAAACAGAGGTTGTCCCTGCATTCCAAACGTCATTTGCGCTGATCGCCGTATCTTCGGTGTCTCGGACTTGAAGCCTTGCATTTGCGCCATGACTTGAAGTATTTGACCCAATAACAACGACACCCTCTTGGGTAATCCGCATACGCTCGGTTCCAGAAGACGAACCATCTGCGGTGGTGTAAAAGGCTATTCTGCTCGGCGTATCATTAGCTCCGGGCGTACCATCCACTAAAAACGCGATTGTCCCTGCGAAAGACCCCATATCTGTTCCATCATGAGCAACCGCTTCAAGACTAAAAATTGTGTCATTATCTTGAACAATCGCTCCATTTCTGGCTTTACCCGCACGGATAATAGCACCACCATTGTTAGAGGCTTGATCTCTAAACAAGGAGAGCAACGCACCATTAGAGGTACTATAAATTTGCGTGACTGCTTCCGCACTCCCCCCAACAACTCTTGAGGTGGTTGTTCCAATCAAAAATCGCTTTGAACCGTCGATAACTACCGCTGGATTTGTGTTTATAGAAAAAGAAAATCCAGTTGCATTGTTTGCATCTAAATCAACACGACCACCATCGTTTGCTTGAATGTCCAAAAATTCATTATCTGAACCCCTAAATCTCGCAACTTCATCGTTTCCGCGAACTTCTAAAAGTTGCTCTGGCGATGAGGCTCCAATTCCCACCCGATTATTCGAGCTATCGACGTACAGGGTGTCGGTGTCTACGGTTAGGTCGCCATCTAAAACAGTATTGCCAGTTACGGTAAGTGTTGTTGTATCAACTGTCATTGCTGTTGACGCATCAATATCAACAGTTGGCGCTGTAATTTGAACTTCAGTATCTGCATCAATGTCTAACTGACCATCCACAGACGAATTAATTGTAAGGCCGTTGTCTCTAAATTGAAGGGTGTCTGCTGACTTGTCCCAAGTCATGTCATAATTTGCGCCTTTAAAAACAGCATCCCCATCGACGTTTAACGCATCAAAGTGCGCATTGTTAAATACATTCGCCGCTACCGCGCCAGAACCTGCACCGTTAAAGAACACAACCGCCGTCGTCCCCGCAGGAACTTCATAGTCGTTACTCGCGCTATATGTTCCTTGAAACAACAGAATACTGCGCGAACCAGATAAACTGTTGCGAACGTAAATGATCTTTTCGGCATCGCTCGGGGTCAACTGCACAAATGCAGTGCCTCCAAGGTCGCTGCTGTCATCAAAAATAACTAAACGATTACGACCATTCGACGCCGCACCGTCCGAAACAGGAAGTGTGTTTGGAGAACCTGATGACCCCGTGGACGCTAGAGTAACGGTAACCTGTCCGTCTAACGAAGTGTCTAAAAGTTCAAAGTTTGTGTTTGTTGTATCGCCCCATGTACCCGACTGTTCACCAGTGGCTATGAGTTCAATACCGTTGTTCAATGTATATGTACTAGGCATTTTCTATCCTATGCTGCTATTTCCGTCCAACCTGGAGATTGGTTCGGGTTAATTGAAGTATAACTCGGATTTTGATCTGGAACAATACGGCCCCATACTAACGGCTGACCGACCTGACCTGTAGCTGCAACTCCTGTAGGAGATACGTTTGCTTTTGCAATAACTGAGACAGAGCCAACGGACCCTGTGGCGGAAACTCCCGTTACATAAACGGTCATTCCAAGTTCGATTGAAACACTGCCAACTGTGCCTGTAGCTTCAACCCCAGTCGCTGGTACGTTTGCTGTGCCTGTGACTGTAACAGAACCTAAGTTACCAGTGGCCTCAAGACCCGTGACAGAGACATCGGCGGCGGCATTAACTGTAACACTACCAACAGATGCCGTAGCCTCAAGACCAGTAACAGGGGTTATTGCGTCTGCGGTAACGGTTGCAGTGCCAACCTGACCTGTAGCCTCAAGACCAGTCGGAGACACATTAGCCTCGGCAACAACTGAAACAGAACCAACAGATCCTGTAGCCTCAAGACCAGTAACTGGTACATTTGCTGCGGCATCGATTGTGACACTACCAACAGATCCTGTACCCGCAACTCCCGTTGGAGCTATATTTGCATTCGCTACAACTGAAACAGAGCCCACGGATCCCGTGGCCCCAACCCCGTCCACAGAGACTTCGAGAATGGGACTACCCCACGACCCATTACTCCATGTGGATCGACCCCACCCTTGGTATAGAGTTGACGAGGCCACCTACAAACTCCTTTAAGCTATACGGATGATAGCATTGCTGGCGTCCGCTGTGGGAAATACAATGGTGAAATCACCTGCTGTTGATGTTTTGTCGCCGCCAAAGTCTAGCACCACAACCGAAGGATCGCCCGATGCGCTCTCGTTAAAGATCAACGCGCCACGGGCGGTGATTGTCGCCGTGCTAAATGTTAAATCAGCAAAATCAGTTAACGCTGTTGTACCACTTGTGCTTGGATCAACCCGAGTAAGCTCACCACCCTTTGCAGTGTACCCAGTTCCAGACACCTCGTTTGTCGCCGTATACGCGGTTGTTGAGGCATCGAAGGACGCGCTATTTGTATAAAGCGCGAGGTTAAAGGTGCTACCACCTGAGTTTTTAAAGTTGTGAACAGCCTCAAGAAGCTCTTTCTTAAAGCTGGTGCACATGAAGTTTCCTGAAAAGGCCATGTCACATTCTCCTTATAAGTTCAGCGAGGTCAGGGTGCCCCGCATCTTTGATTGCATTATATACAGTAGTTCGATCACTTTTAACAGCTTCGCGTAAATAGAACCCTACCAACTGCACAATACGTTTCTGAAAAGCACGAGCTTGCGCTTGTATTGCAGGATGTGCTTCATCTGAAACCGAAATGATTTTTTCTGCACACCGTTCTGCTATTTCTTCTGGCGTAAAGCCACGGTTCTGAGTGGTGTGTACCTCTACCTTAAAATCTTTAGGTAAATCTATATTTAACTCTGGAATCATGTGCGTGGTTTCCTAATCTGACCGTAACGATACTCATCAATAACCTCTTGAGACTCACCAAGGTTTTTCAATCGTGAAATACCCTCTGCAAAACGCTGGTTGTACATCTGCATCAGGTTCGGATCACCTTTCATATAAGTATACGCCTCGACCAAAGAAGCATACAATAGCGTAATCTCTGCATTATCAGACAGCCAAGTAGTTCCCGATCCTGCTCCCACAGTCAAAGACGCAGGTCGGTACAAGTAATGTATATCCACAGTGTAGTTAGCGTCAGGTGTAGGACCTAAAATAAAATTATCCACATCAAACTGCGCGTAGTATTTTGGCTGTCCTGTGGTTGTCGCATCAGGTGTATACGTCTGCACGAAGTCTAAATCTTTAAACAACAGAAACTCTTGTGAGCCGCTTACAGCTATACTTAACGAAAATGGAGCAAGGAAATCGGAAGGCGCTGCAAGATACTTATTGCCAGTCGTCATAATACCCGACTGGTTTTTTTGGAACAAGTTAAGCTGTACACTTTTTAAAATACGCTCTTCCGCCAACCTGATAAACAAAGGCAAGTTGTTTACGAAACTTGTCTCATCGTTTTCCGTATAATCCTGAATGGCTGTTTTCAGTTCATCGTATGTCATGCTCATGTCGTCACCGTCACTGTTCCGACTGAACCAACCGCAACCAATTTATTTGGCGGCGATAGCCCGTCTTGGTAATTGTACCCCACAGGGTTCCAGCCCCACTGTGTCGCTCGTTGATTAGGCAACCCCGTTTCTGGTCTCGGATTGTACAAGGCTTGTGGATCAGGACCTACACGAATAGGTTCTAGCTGTGGATGCTTGGGTTCATACTCATCAGGACCCACCAAGGCACCCGTCCATTCCTTCTTCATCTCACGAAGACGGTAACGGCGACCTGACCGATCCGATATACCCCAAGCATGTTTACCACTAGCGTATGTCATTATGCCCTCAAGTAACGAATGCTAGGCTGCAACTTCAATGGTGTGCGACCTTCATCCTCGTCCGCTGCACGTTGGAACTCTTCCTCGTACACCGACTTTAAAATCTGCAAGCGTTCGGGTGCTCGTTTCATGCCCATGTAATATGCTAACCCCGCCACCATACAAGGATAAAAACGAAAAGGCATGTCAGTAGTATTAACAAGGGTATCAGCATCGTCGATCCGCCGAACGTAATAATAAATGAGTTGATCTGTTGAGTTTTCAGGAACTGCCCAGAGGTTAATTACGGGGTCGATCTGCCTATCAAAATAAAACTGGCTTGGTCGCCCCTGCGTTGTTTTGTTGGGTAGCCCCGAATAATCCCCACGACTGATCCGATCTATCGAGTAGTCCGTATTATTCCTACGAACCACAACATCCAATATATCAACAACATCGCTGGTAAGAGTTTCTTGGGCTTGCCCTTGGGTCAAAGTAATTGTGGCCTGTTTAACAGTCCACAGGTTTAACCCTCTATTCGCCCAGTCGGCAAACATCAGGTTCAACGACCTCCGCGCCGTTCTGGCATCATAGCCCGTGCGAACCTCGAGGCCACAGCGTTCGTACGCTTCCTCGATAATTTCGCCAACGTCCATGTTAAAGTCGCGTGAACCTGAAGTAGCCATCAGTAAGTAGTTCCTTGTTTTATGCCAGACATTTGCACCGCAGGATTACAGCCGTCTACTTTACCACCAGCCTTAAAACCCTTACGAGCCATGCCGCCGCGCATCATACCTTTAACCTTGCCGCCTTTTTTAAACCCTTCGACGCCTCGGCCCTTTAATATATCTTTCTTTGTGACTTCGCCGTCACCTGTTAAATCTGGAAAACTCATTTTTTACCCTTTACCTTACCGCCGCGCATCATCTTGACTTTACCGCCACGCATCATTTTCTTCTTTGGCTTGCTGACCGCGCCACCGCGCATCATTTTCTTTTTTCCACCACGCATCATTCCAGGCATATCAGAGTCTCCTTTCTCTCCGAGCTAAGATGTGTCTTTCGTAATCCTCTTTATCATAGTTTGTATAATACCCTAGTTTTTCCAACTTTGCAGCAGCGTTTTCTAATTCGCTCCAACGCTGTATAAAAACTACGGCGTGTTCGCGCAAATAAGCCAACAGCCATATATCAATACCCGCAAAAGTAAAAAACTTGTTCAGGGCCATACACTCTTCTTCTAGTTGATCGTAGTCGTTATC